TGCCCTTTGCTTATCTTGCGGTTCTTCTTTGGACACTGTTTCAACTGCCGAGTCTTTCTCGGCATCTGTCTTTTTAGCGGTTTCTTTGCCTGTTTCTGCGGTCTTTTCTTCTTGTTTTGGTGTTTCTTCACCCTTTGCATTAGAACCGCCATCACCGCCTTTTATTTCGTTGTATTTTGCGATTGCTTCGCTTGTGTCCATCTTGCTTGTGTCAATGCCTTCTTTCTTCAATGTGGCAAACACCATTCCTATGAAATTACTCATCATTTCCTCCCATTTCATTACTATATTTTTGCGCCAATAAATCTTCGGCATCTTGCATTGTTCCTGTTGCCTGCATTTTATTGACAAAATCTAGCGCCTGTTTTCGTGTCATTTTCCTAGTTATAACAAAGTATTCAACTTTATCAATCAAACCTTTCTCAAACTCTGTCATTGCCTGTTGCTTTTCGCTTTCTGTATCAATAATGATAGAGTCATCAAAGTTGACAGATATTTCACCAGGATCAACATTCAAATATTCACAAATGGCTTCTGCAAGACCAATCAATGCATCTTTCAATACAAGTTCGTGTTTTCTTATGTTCCTGAACAAACTTGAATTTGAACTAATTATTTGTGTTGCGGTAGATATTACACCATTGCTAAAAGTGTAAAAGTTTTCACCAAGACCAACCTTTCTTGATAACAGGTTCAAGTGTGTTTGCATTGCCTTGTCATGTTCATCAACTCTCAATGCCATATTACTTTCATAAATAGGTGGCTTGTTGTTTTCCCACTCATCACCCAACTGTTGATAAACAACTTCGTTTTCATCAATGTAATCAATCCAATTATCACTTGTTTTGTCATACCTGATTGCTTGCAAACCTGCTTTAACAAATATTCTTTTTCTGCCCAACCTAAATTCATTTTTGTATGAAGAATAGGTTTCATCAATACTTTTTAGAACTGAAATTGCATTTCCAAAGATACTTATTCCCATAGGATTTGTTTTATCAATGTTGTTAACAATGTTTGGCTTGATGATTTGGAATGGTGAACTTCGCTTTAATTTAGTGCTATATTGAAGTCCTTTGTTTTCAACATTATCAATTCCTTCAACAACATCACTTCCCTTAACAGTTCCGCCTTCACCATTTATTTCTGTAACATATTCCAAGAACTCTTTTTGCTTTTCATCATAAACAAATGACATTACTTTGTATGTTACATTGCCATTATCATTTCCAATTGTTACAAAAGCACAATCTGTAATTTTGCCATTGTCCCACTTAATAGGAAAGATAAAATCACCATGAATATATGAAAGAACCAAGTCATCAACAGTTATGTTGTTCATATCTGCGTTTGGCTTTATTGATACCACAAACGCACCTGTTCCAAGCGCCAATGCAAGTTCTGTCAACTGATTGCTTTCAACAGCAAAATTGTTATTTTTAAGAACCTTTTTCAGCAATGCATCTGCACTAGCATTTGCACACTTGATTTCCACCTTTTCTGTCATCAATAGGCTTGCCATATCTTCGCAACATGTTTTCGCCATACCAAGTGATAGATATTTTTGTGATTTTCTTTTCTTCCCTGTCCAAATTGTGTATTTATGCCACTTTGTTTCACCTTCATACCACTCTTTGAACTCTTTTATTCGTGAAAAGAACTCAATATATGAAACATCAGTGCTAAATGCTCTCTGTATGTAATCACTCACTACTTTTGTTATTTCCATAACTTACTCCTTCATAGATTATTCAAGCAATGCAATCTTTCGCAAGTTTTTGCTCCAGGACTGAATTGCATATTCAAATGTGTCCAAATCATCAATGACATTAACTTCACTGACTTCATCCAACCTTTCTTCTGTTCCTTCCTTGTAAACTGCATCATTAAAGGCTTTGATTGCATGTTTACATCTTTTATGAACTCTAACCATTCCTGCACCCATAAGTGCTATTGTTAGGTGTATTCTTTCTTTGATTTCATCTTTTACACAAGGTTTAACATTGCAAGGGAAATCATCTTTTGCGACTGCAGTCTTCAATGATTCACCTAATGTTGTTTGTGCATTATCAAAGTATGAAAAATCAACTCTATAACCATAACCCTTACATTCATGTAGAAACTCAATAAATTGCTTTTGCAATAATTGAACATCACCATGTTTTGTAATGCTTTTTTCTGCCAATATATCAACACCTTTGAAGTCGTATCTTAAACCAACCAACTTGAAGACTGTTCTTGATACATTCTCACCAAAATCAACACCGCAAGCATATTCAACATACTTAACAGGTTCATCTTTGTCATCAAATATAAACTTGTCATTGTTTAATGCAAACAATTTATAGATTGCACCTGAACCGCTTACCCACTTACCAAGAATAAATCTATCATAGAACTCTGTTCCTTCATACAGTTTTTTCATGTGTTCAACATAGGCTGGTGATAATGTTGGATTGTCATCTATTGTGAAATTGTAAACCTTTACACCTGAACCTTCTTTGTCAATGTAGTCTGTTTTTAACCAATGACTAGGTATATCAGGATTTGTTGTGCAGATACAAACTGCACCTGGCTCACTCAACCTGGAAAGCAACATAGCAAACACATTCTTTGGATATGTTGTTACTTCATCACATACTGCCCAAGCATAAGTTGCACCCCTGATTTTGTATTCGCTTGCTTTGTCATTAGCACCAACCAACCTGACTTCTGTTCCAAATATAACCACATATCTATTACCTGTTGCATCAACCTTAACTTCACCCACATTAGCAGGGAATAAATCACGCATAGGTTTCAATATGTTTTCTTCTATTGTTCCAAGTGTTTTGCCTGTTATGATGCCCCTAGCGCCTTGATAAACATAAATTAGCATAGGTATGATAAAGTATGTCAGGAAGGTCTTTCCGCTTCTTATAGCACCATTAAAAATAGTCAACGGAGCAAACCATTGACTATTCATTTCACTTATTATTTGTGCCTGTTTCTTTGTGAAACCACCAAACATTGATTATTCCTTTGTTTCATCAAGTTCAGTGTGTTTGTTAATAAACTGTGCAAACTCATGCAGTGGCACAACTGCATATATCACTTTGTCATTGCCAATTGCTATGTCAAACAGTGTTACACCATTAACCTTTGTTCCAACACCATGTTTTCTTATGAACTCTTTGCAAATTGCATCTTCTTCCACACTAATCTTTTTTTGTGTCTTTTTGTTCTTCACCATATTCAACTCCTTTTATAGCATCAACCAAATATTCCAAATCTTGTTTTTGTGCTTCCGCATTAAACATTGTAATATCTGTTGGCATCTCGCCTATTATCTTCAATAGCAACTGTGTCATTTTGAAGTTTCCTGCAAGTGCCTGTTGCATAATTGCCATTGCTAAAACTTCCTTGTTTTTGACTTTCTTGCCTTTCAGTTCCACACCTGATTCCTTTATTATGTTTTTTGCCAATTCGCTACTTGCGTTTGTCAAAAGCAGTGATTGTAACAACTTGCTAATTCGCAAGTTCTCAATTCGTTTTTGGTTTCCTTTCTTGCCATTTATCACCGCCCTATCACCGCTAAACCTGTTTTTAATAGCATTAGGAGTGTTTAGGTTTGGAAACTTCTCACCATTGTCCATATTGCCTCCTATCTACTAATTACAAAATCAAGCGAATTGCTTGTTTCGGTTGTTTTCGGTTGTTTTTAACATAATAATTCAACTCCAGGAATGGTTTAGTGTTTTTCCAAATAAACATTTACTTCATTAACAGTAACTGTTCTGCCTTGATAATCAATCATATAATCAATAATGTTATTTGTTGATGTTTCATCTTTTTTGATTATAACTGCAACAATTCTGCCATTATAGGTGAAGTCATTGTGTTTAGCAAAAACAATATCATCAATTTTATATTTTGTTTTTACAGGAAATTTTGTTTTATAATCTTTCAATTCTATTTTTGTCATCATAAGGTCGTGTCTAAAACAATCTGCTTCATCTTCTGCCTTATGACATCTTTTCCAAACTCTTTGTTTTTCATCTCTTATTATATACAAGACAAATCCCACAATACTCAACAATAGAACAAAGTTGAATATTAAAAAAATCAAAACCGCTATGTTCATGTTTATGTCC